GAGGCCGCGTTCGATGGCCTTCTGGATGTAGAGGTAACCGGTTGCCCAGTTACCGAGCGCATAGGGGAAGTTGTGCAGCAGCACACCGCGAACCGGCACAAACAGAATCCCGTCTGCGTTGACTTCGTAGGGACGATAATCCGCTTCCCAGTCTTCGCAGTCCCAGAACCCATCGGACGACATGCGGCTCGATGCGGCTTCAAGGCGCGACCAGTCTGGCTGCTCGACAGCGCCGTTAATCAGCACGTCGAACTGTGCCTGCATGGACTCAGCAACGAGAGCCGGTTGCCCGACGAACATCGCTGCCAGTGTTGTGACGATGGGCTTCTTAGTTGCCATTGCTGGTGTCCTGTTGCGGGGCCATTGCTGCGGCGTTGGCGGCGAGAACTGCCGGATCTGTACCGGTGAACATCAGACCCATCATTTCGCGCATTTCCATTTCGCGCTTCAACTGACGGTAAACCTTGCGCCAGTCCTTACCGAGACGGGCCAGTTCATCTTCAGCCGTCGAAAGGCCGTTCGTGATACGAAGAACCGCAGCCTGCGTTTCCTTGTATTCGTCGATCTGGCCGCGCGACGCACCAATCCAGTCACACTTCGACAGCGCATCAAAGGTCAGGTTCAGACGGCCAAAGCGACGACCCGGCACCGGATCGTAAATCTGAATACCCGTTGCCGACGTGATCTGGCCGCTGTTGATCGCTTCTTCCAACCACAGCCGGAACGTGATCGTGGCGAACTTGTCGGCAATCAGTTTCTTGCGCGACTGCATGAACTTCCACGTTTCGTTCATCGCGGCGCGGGCGCTCGAATAGTTCGTCTTGGTGTAGTCGCGGCTCAACTGTTCGTAGGACACGCCCATGCTGGCAGCGATGTAACGCAGCAACGAGGATTCGAAGTCGGGGTTCAGCGCGCCACCCTTACCAGCGTTCAGGATGTCCAGTTTCGTGCCGGGATACAGATGCGGGATTTTCACGCCGTCGATCTGAAGGCCGCGATTGGTTCCCGCATACTGAGCCACCGACGACAGGTAACCGGTGGCGTAGTTCGTCACCATTTCCTGTATCTTCTCAGGCGTGATCGTACCGCCACCAAGTGAAGCGAAGACCTGATCACTTGGCAGTTCCGAAGTGATCGCCGCAGCATAGGTCGCATTCACCACGGCGTCCTGAATGTTCAGGTCGCGCCATGTGTGCGTCAGTTTCATTTCCTTCAGCGCAGCCGCCATTTCGGTGATACCGCGCGACTGGTCGGGCCGGATCGACTCAAACAAGTGAATGATCTGACGGCGACCCCAAGGCTTGCGAACCGGAATCTCTTTCCACTCTGGCAGGCGGTAGTTCGGGCTACCAAACAGCGGCCCCCAGTCGGACGGGTGTTCCGTGCGGATCTGGTACGCAATCGGTGCGCCGCGCGTGTTGAAGCGGATACCCTCACGAATTTCGCTGTCGTAACGCTGCTTCGGATCGGTGCTGAGACGGTCGAGGTCTACGAACTGGATTGCCGTCTTGAACGGCGACCCATCATCCGTGATCCATTCCGACGCGGCCAAGACTTCACCCGACATCAGGTGGATGCCGACTGCGAGTCGAACAGACTCGGTGAAGTTCTTTTGCCGGGATGCGTCGAACCAGTTGTCCGAAGAGTCGGAATACAGTTCCCACTTCTCTTCGACTTCTTCCTGAAACTCTTCTTCCCACTTATCGTCTTGACGACCAAAGATGATCTTTGACGACGGGCGCACGTTCAGCAGGTAGTGACTGCCAACGATGTTGTCCTTGTGGAGATTCGCGCCACCCTGAACGTAGGCGTCATTGCGAAGAATGTCGCGGCTGCGACCTTCGATGATTTCCTTGTCAGGCAGAATTTCAGCGTCGATGGATTTCAGCGGCGACGACCACAGCGCGATGCTGCTGTTCAGCCGGTCGGCAGCTTCGAACGCACCCTGCGCCATGTCGCCCGATGGCGCGGCGGGGACCGTCACCGAACCACCGGGCGTTCCGACAGACGTGGCGTCGTCGAACAGGAAGTCGAAGTCGTCTGTGATGGCCATCAGAAGAATATCCGCATCGGGCCGCTGGCCAGTGGGGTTCCAAGCATTGCTGCAATCGAAACCTGAAGTTCGCGGATGTAACCGCGCAACGCGGAAGGATCGGCCTTGCTGTAAACGACACGTTCGCCGTTGAAATCGCGCACTTCAGTGACACCCTTGCCGATGAGGGTGTTGTGCAGTGCCGTTTCAGCTTCTGCCAGTCGGGTCTGAAGTTCTTGGAGCGTGGCCATATCTAAATGGCCAATCGCACAAACGAATCAAAGTTGCAACTATTTAGTGATTCGCGGGAGAAAGTCAAGTGTTAGTTGAAATAACTGTCTTGGGTTAGATCAATCTATACCCGTAAGTTGTCGTATCGCCACCGGTCCCCATCAAGCCATGCCCCGCACTGGTCAGATGCGTCTGGTCGCTGTCGTAATAGCCAGATGCAGTGTCCTGCGCGTCCGCAGTCGTCAGGAACTTGGTATCCCCGCCAACGGTGATCAGGTGCAGCGGAACAACAGTCACCAACCCTTCAAACGCCTGCCCGGTTCCTGCCAGAACATCGTTCTGGAACGTGGTGTTGATCCCTGCGCCACCGTTGAAAACCTTCGCCCTGATCCCTTCGATGCGAAGATGCAGGGTGTTTTCTTCCGGCGGACTGTTGCTTGTGGTTGCCGTATTGGCAGTGGCGATATTGCCCATCATGCGGATTGACCAACCGCGCTGCAAAACCCCGGTCGATGTGGTGTTTATGAACGCGATCAATTCCGTATAGAACGCCGCCGATGTGAGGTTGCGCAAGCCCACATCGTTCCGGCCTGCCTCAAGCGCAACGATGTTCTTCGATGGTCCGCCCGGATACTTTACCGCAGCATACATAGAGTTCGCAGCGTCACGCCGCGCGGTGAGATCGAGCAACGTGCTGCCCGATGCCGCGATAGACAGAACGCGCACATTCGGGCCGACCAGCTCTGCCCCCGGCTCGGTCAGCACCGTGGAAATTGAGCCTGACCACGCGGGCGAAACACCCAGCACGGTCGCAATGCCATCCGTCAGGCTGGTCCCCGGCAGCAGGTAATTGGTGTCAAGCTGCGCGATGTTGAAGTTTGTTACTGCCGCCGCCACCATCGGACCAAAACTGGCGTTGGCGATTTCACCCTTCCAGAACGCCAGTTCGTAAAGGTCGAACACGTTGGTGGTGCCGGTGCCAGTGTTCACGCCTTCGCTGTTCGATGTGCCCGGAAGCGCACCAATCAGCGCACCGATATAGCCCGTGACCGTGCTGGTCTGCTGCGCCACATCGCAGGTATCGTTATTCTGGTAGAGCCGCGTCCCACCGTTGGCTGTGGTGCGCGAAGCAATTGCCAGCACCTGCATCCCTGAATGCGGAACAACCTTGTAGCAGTCGGTCGCGTTTGCGCTGGTAGCAGGGTTGCCCGCCTGAAGGAACTGCGCGCTCAACGATGTGACCGTGCCGCGCATGTAACCGATTGAGGTGTTTGCTTCCGTGTTGACCGTGGGGCTGGTGTAGGCGGCAAAGCGCGGGTTGACGATCTGCGTGGTGCCGCGCTGATGGGGCACGCGAATAACTGCGAGGATTCCAAAGCCCCGGTTCGCCACGCCGTTCAGCGCGTTGTCGATTGCCGCCGCATCAGAGCCGTTGAACCGCAGGAACTTCCGCCCCAGCAGATCGGTCATCACTTTCGGCGCGGTGACGCCAGCGATGGCCAGCAGTTGCGCCAGCCCCATACGATCAGGGCACGAAACAAGCCGCCCGCCGCCGTCCACTGTCAGGGACTGACTGTTGAAGTGGTAGTGGACCGTAGGCGCGGTGGCGAATGTCGTCGCTGCTACGCCTGCCGCAGGAGCCGTACCACCCCCGCCCAACGATGTGGACGACATCAGCCGACCGAAACTCAGCGTGCCGAAACTCATTAGGCGACCGTAAAGGTTTGGCCGGGCCGAACGCCACGGAACTCGACAGCCTCGAAGTCTTCCGCGCCACTCACACCCGGCCAAGTGATTGTCCCGGTGCCCTTTATCTTGATAAGACGCCCACCGGCAGGTACAGTATACTCACCTGTGAATGTGTTGGCCGTCATCGAAATGGGCGGTCCATCGGGAACCTGAATCACAGTAGCACCGCTGGCATCGGGAAGTGCAAAACCTCGATAGGCTACAATCTGAAGTGCCACGGTGTTACTCCTGCAAAATTTCTCACGAACCGCGTATCACTAATCGCGTGAACATTCAACCCAACGCTGCCCCCAGTTCTTCCAGCGACAACCGCCCCGCCCCTACTGGTGCCACCATTGACTGACCTTCAGCGCCAAACACCAGCGCATTTTCGTCCCACGGCGCTGCCCAGACTGGCGGTTTCTCCCAGTCGATGAAGCGGATACGCACGTCGGGATGGTCGCAGATCGCAACGCAGTAGGCCAGAAGGTCGAACGCTTCGTTGCGACGGCGTGACGGGTTGATCCACCCTTTCGAGGGGTCGCGGATTTCCGTAGTCAACTGGCTGTAGAGCCAGTCCTGTGCCCAGCGTGGGAAGTGAATCTGACTCCCCGGCGTATCCTTGCCAAGCATATTCGCCGCTTGGTCCTTCACGATATTCGAGTTGATCAGCCACACCGGAACGTCGCCACGGGCAATCGCGAACTTGTCCTTCTGCTGGCTGTTCGGATAACTGATGCGGATCGGCGCAGTTTCAGAGCGACTGGGCGACCCCTTGACCAAGTGGAAGCGTTCCACTTTACCTTCGTTGCGCAGTCTCCGGTAGAAGTCGTAAGCGTTGGCCGTCACGCCGTCTGCACCACCAGAGTCGCAGGCGGTGATCTTCACTGCCATGCGGCGTCCAGATTGGTCGTTAAGCGGGTAAGACTTCTCCATTACCTGTTCGACCAGCAAATCCCAGTCTTCGGGGAACGCCGCAGGATCTAGGCCCTCACGCTCACCAACATCATTGAGACGGGCAGACTTAGTAATTTTGAACATATCGACGTGGTAGATGTCGAACCCGTCTGCAATACCGAAGACGTGAACGACGAAGCTGGGTCGTCCACCAGCTTGAACGTCGATTGTGGCGACAAGGAAGCGCACCCGCGATGGTACGTAAGGCTCACCTTCTTCATTATGACCACCCCAATCTTCGGCTCGGTTCTTCAGTGTCTCAGGCAGACGCCCGCCTTCGAGCAGTTTCGGCAGATACGGTTCGCCTTGGTCCACGTTGGTCGTGGTGCGCAGTGGCCCTTCGTCGCCTGTGTTCTCGTAGTCCTGAAGCGCGTTCAGGTGCTTCTTCACCAGTTCCGGCCAGTCGGTGAACCCGGCAGCAGGGCCGAACATCCAGAACGAAGCCATGTCGCTGCGTCGCGCTGTGCCGGTGATAGTGTCGGTTTCAGGGTGCCAGATTTGACCGGACTTCACCCACTTACCTTCGCGATTCAGGTCGCGCTGCTGATTGGGTTTCATGCCGCTGCCACAGTGGGGGCAGTACATCTCGGTCTGCTCGGCCATCTCCATGATGTCTTTGCTGTCGAGGTTCGGCCACTGAAGCAGTTTGAACTGTGGTTGGAACGCGGACTCGCAGTGCGGACACGCCCAGTACCAGCGTCGCCGGTCGCCACGGTTGTAGAGCGCAAGGATTCCTTTTGTCGGCGGTGCT